ACCAAGCGAGGCCACAAGCTGCACCAGACACGGGCCGCGAGGATGGCGAAGAAGCGCGGGGTGCGCGCCTTCAGGTTGACGTACACCGCCACCATCAACGGACAAACCAAGTCGGGGTCATTCGTAATGCGCACGAACGACAAGCCCGTGACGCACGACAACGGATGGTGGGAGTTTCACATACTGCCTAAGCAAACGTCCGCACATCCCACGGACTCAGCACCACCGACTCATCAATGAACTTTCCCGCCTTTGTCTTGGCCTGCCCCCAATACATGCCCTCGGTCACGACCTTCTCCCCGGCCACGTGCTGCCAGGCCGTGGCCCGCCAGCCCGCCGGCGCCCACGGCTCGCCGCCGATGGGCCGGCGGTAGTGCGCGGCAATCAGCGGGAGGTCGGCCATAAAGCCCCACTCCGCCAGGTTCGCATCCACCCAGGTCTTGCGCGTGTAGCCGGCCAGCGGCACGCCCGCCGAGCGCAGGGCGGACACGTACAACTTCAGGTTGCCCGCGGCCTTGGTCGGGTTCGGCAGCTCGAGGTCGATTGCCACGGTCGGGCAGCCCGGCAGCGTGCGCAGGATGCCCAGCAACAGGTCGACCTGATCGCGCCAGCCCGCCGTAAAGCTGAAGACCACATACGCGAAGACGCCCAGCCCGGCCGCCGTCGCCAGCCGCACGTGCTCGCGCCAGGTCGTATCCTCGCTCACACCCACGGCCAGACGCACCATCACCGCGCTGTATCCGTGGAACTCGAGCACCGGATAATCCATCTCCACCGGTGGCTGGTAGCTGCTCACATCCACGAACCGCGCGCCCGGCTCGAGCCGCAGCACCGGGCCCGGTTCCACCCGCAGCCCGGCCGGCGCCGGCTCCTGCAATCTCGCTTTGAGATTGGCCGCGAAGCTCCAGCCGCTCGCCGGGTAGTTGATCAGCGCCCAGGTCTTCGCGTCGTTCCAGCCGATCACCCGCACCTTCTGCCCCTCGACCATGGCCGCCGCGACTCTCGGTGAATTGGGGTCGGCCTCGGCCCGCACGTTCAGGCCCAGCACACCGCTGACCACGTGCGTCCAGTCCTCGGGTACGGGCCGCGTGGTCTGCCCGCCCGGCAGATTGTCCGGCAACTCGGGGCGCGCCCCGGCGATATCGGCCATGTTCGAACCCTCCCAGCGCCAGTCATCGAAGCCATAGGAGGCCGTGCTGGCGAAAGCGTAGACCGCCACAATGCCCTTGTCGGTCGGCAGGTTGGCGTGCCAGTCCAGATACATGCGGGCCTTGGCGTCCTTGGTAACGCCCGGGTCCGGGTTGCCGTACTCGGTGACGTAGTGCGGCCGGTCCGGGGCGATGTTGCGCACCACCTGCCAGGCCTGCCCGCCGCGTACCATGCGCATCTCGGCCGCGTCCCGGAAGAAGCAATGCGAGCAGGTGAAGTCGGAGGCGCGCAGCGCCACCACCGCCTGCTCGGCGAAGGAGATGTCATCCTGCCGGCCAGGGTACGGAGTGCCATGGGGCGAGAGGCCCGGGAATCCGAAGCGCGCATCCGGAAGCGCCGCCCGCAGGAGCCGGGTCACGGCCAGCCACCAGGATGCGAACTCGCCGCCGCTCGACCACGACGTGCCCCAGCCCTCGGCGTCCAGGTTTGGCTCGTTGTGCACCTCGAAGGACCTGATGCCAAGCCAGTACAGGCGCTTCGCGTCGTCGAGGGTCCAGTGAACGAAGTCCTCGGGGCTGACCTTGCGCCCCTTGAAGTCGGCGAAGAGTCGGCAGAGGATGTCCCGCGGTTTGTATCCGGCCAGCGCGAGATCCACGACGTCGGCATCCGAGGCCGTGCTGAGGATCTTCACCGACTGGATCCGCCCCGCCTTGCAGATGTCGATATCCACGCAGCGGGCGCCGTCTCGTTTCAGCCGGCCATCCGTGGCCAGGTGTAATCCAAAGAGTGGGCGCGTCATCGTTGAAACTCGTAGGTGATATCCAGGCGGATATCGTTGCCGATCGCCAGAGCAAACGCCGGGGTTACGCCTGCCGCTCCGGCGTTGTTGTCGATGACGAATTGCATATTGAAACCGCCCGCCCCCACAACCGGGAGTGCGACACGATGCACACCACCCACGAACAGGATGGCATCCCCGCCTGCCTGGGAGTACTTGGTCGCGTATGGAAGCCCGCGCACTTCAACCGCACCAACCGCCCCCGCGGCCGTGGTCACAAGCCGGGCCATGGCCCGCAGTTCGCCGTCCCGGATGCGATAGCGTGCCATCGTGATCGTGCATCCCACGGCCGCGCCGTTCTGATAAAGCACCGGAACCCAGTTACGCCAGCCTGACATCATCAGGGAAGCGTCCTGCAGCCTGTCCACTTCGCCGCGCAAGGCGTCGAGGTGTCGGCCGAGCTCGTCGCGCGCGCCCTTGTTCTTCAGCGCGTCCGGCTTCAGCAGGTCGTCCAGATATTCACTCGGTACTTTCACACCCCACCCCCTCGCCCCACCAGCCGCAGCAGGTTCTGGATGGCCACGGCGTCCGGCGTCAGGTCGCCGGTGCCCAGCTCGAAGTACAACAGCTTCCCGCCCCAGGCTTCCTCAATCGCCGCTTCCCGGACCCGGCCGTGCTGCCGCTGGGCCTCGGTCGCAATGTGCCAGATGTCGCCATTGACCTCGATCACGATGGGCCCCGCCGGCGCCCACACCACAAAGTCGATCATGGCACCGCCCGGGTTCTTTCCGCCCAGGGTGGCCACCTGAAACTCGATTTGATCCTCAGTCCAGCCGAGGGCCTTCAGCGCCAGGTAGCAGGTGTATTCAAGATCGGAGGCGCGCTTGCCCTGGATGGTGAACGGCCCGACTCTCTTACCGCCCTCGGCCGGAAAGATCGGCTTGCGCTGCAGCCTCGGCACAGCGTCGAGCGCCAGCCCGCGGGAGCGCTTGCGCAGGTTGCGCCTGGCCTGCTTGGCCAGCACGCTACACCTGCCTGAAGACGATCTGGCCCTGGATCTTGGAGTCGTCCGCCGAGTTGCTCATCAGCGTGAACGGCACGGGCTCAATGTGGCCCGTCACCGTCCCGACCACCGGGTGCTTTGTGGTCAGGGTCAGGCGCGTGGACTTCTCCTGCCAGTAGTCCAGGATGTTCTTGATGTAGGCCGTCTGGTCCACCGCCTCGACGGCGTCGGCGCCGTTGTTCAGCTGCATCAGGTTGGCGTGCTCGAAGTCAATCAGGATGTCGTATCGGACCTCGTTCATCTGCACAGCCCGCAGCGTGAACGAGCGCAGGATGGGCGGCACGCGCGCGTCCTGGGCCTCGAGCACCCATTGCAGCTGGGCCCGGTTGCCCTGGCTGTTGATGTTCTGGTACACGTAGGGCGCGCTGGTGATGTCCACCAGACCCACCGACGTGGTCGGCCAGATGGTCATCGTCGGCTTGATGGTGCCGTACGGGTAGCCGCCCAGGTTCTCGCCATAGGTGCGCAGCTCTGTCCAGTCCTTCTCGAGCTCGGGGGTGTCGAAGTCTACCCAGGCCGTTTTCATCAGCGAGCCGGGCATGTAACACATGCCGGTGTAGGGCGACGTGTCGTAGCTGGGCGTATCCTGCAGCGGGTTCTGGGCCGTGTTCGGCATGAACATATAGCAGGGGTGCCCGCCGTGGCTGAACCAGAGTCGGTTGGAGAGCAGCGGGATATTCTGGTAGTACAGATTGTCAATCGAGTAGTCCCGCTGGATGCCGCGGAACAGCTCATGCCAGGCCCCGCCCGGCGCAGGCGTGGCGAAGATTGTAGAGATCCAGCCCTGGGGCTTGTCGCCCGACACGGCCGCCGCCATAAAGCCGAAGATGGGTTGAGCCGAGATGACAATGCCGCGCCGACTCAGCGGAAGACCGTCGTCACGGTTCGGGCCGATGTCGTCCACCGTTCGGCCATACAGGCGCATGAAGCCGTCCATGTAGCCGAAGTAGAGATTGGTATTCCACCAGGCCGCCCCGCGCCCGTTGCTGTCGTCGATCACGGGCCTGGCCGATGGGCCCGGCCGCTTGGTCGAGATGTCGCCGTAACCGGTATCCTGAATGGAATACACGTCCGACTCGGTCGTCGCCCAGATCGCGCCGTCATAATCCATCAACTGCTGCACCCGGGCGTTGTCGTGCGTGACCGGGCTATCGGTGTTCCAGGTCAGGGCCGCCGCCGTGATGTCGTCGCCCGGCTCGGCGTAGCTGAACTTCTTTCGGTTGGTGTAGCAGCGGTAGAGTCGCACCTTGCCGGCGCGCACGCAGGCCGCCAGTAGATGGGCCTTGCTTCCGGTGTCCGAGGTAATGCTGTGCGCCCAGGTGGCATTGTTCCAGCGGAAGCGCTCCATATCCACCGAGTCGCCGTGGGCCAGATACACGCCGTTGTTGCACACGGAAATGTCGGTGCACTCCGCGGTCATGGTGTCGACGAGCATAAAGCGCTCGCTGCCAAGGATCACGCAATCGTATGTAGCCGCCGCGATGTTGGGCCCCCGGTCGAGGGTGATTTGCCCGATGGTGTCGTTGCTTGAGATCATGTAGGCGTCCCCGCCCACGATCTTCAGCACGCAGCCCCGGAAGCAGTTGGTTGTCCAGGCGCTGTACCCAGAGGCGACAAAGGACGTACCGGAGCCGGCGTAGGTGGCCCGGAAGCGGTCCCCGTTCAGGTATACGCCCAGACGGCGCACTGCATAGAGCGCGTCATTGTGCTCAAAGAAGCGCGTGCGGAACGGGTATTCCTTGATGGCCGTGCCGGTAGGCGGCGCCCACGATCCCGCCGGCTCGGGGATGATGGTGTAATAGGCCGGGTACTCGGCCACCCACGAGCCTGCCAGGAACTTTGAGTAGGACGGCAGCGTGCCGTCCGTGTCGCCACACAGAATCGTGATCGCGTTCGCTGTCCCGTTGTAGAAGACGACCCACTGATTGGCACCCATCACGCCGGAAATCTGGTACATGTCCGCGCACCAGATCGAGCACACGCCGTTGTCGCCCGTCGTGTACGGCGCGCCGCCCGAAGCAATGATGGTGCCGCTCGGCAGCCCCGCCGAGTCCGACTGGATGTAGACATTGAGTCCCGTTGCGTTGCCCTTGGCCATGAAGATAAGCCGGAACGGGAACGGGATATCCGTGTCTGCGTAGTCGTGTTTCTTGACCGCCAGATATTGCCCCTGCGGCAGCAACACCTGCCGGTATCGATACTGCTGGCGGAAGCCATCGCCCGGCCAGTTGGCCGAGTAGTGGCGCTTGTTGCTGTAGGCCTCATCCGGGATCGAGGCCCAGCGCACCAGCGGGCCCGGCGTGAACTGGCCCTGGTTGTGGGTCCAGGCGTTGTAGCTGTCGGTGAACTTGTCCGGGTCGGCCGAGAGCACCGAGGCCCCGCGCCCGCCCACCCAAGACGATTGGGAGATTTCCTTGGGCTCGACGCCCTGCCCGCGGGGAACACGCCGGAACGACTCGGCCCGGCGTCCGGACGCAACCAGGCGCACCGTGCTGGATCCGTCCGTAATCTGGGCGTCCCAGTCGGGAAGGTCAGGAAAGGCCATCAGCGCACCTCAGTGAAAGCAAGGCGCGGCCGCTTGAGTTGCACCGGCAGTGAGCGCTTGGCCCGCATCGCCTTGGCCTGGTCCCACAGCATCTGCACCCGCTGCGACTCCTTGCCGGTGTCGTCGCCGGGTTGCATCAGGCGCCAGTAGGCCACGCGGGCCGCGACTTCGTAGCCGGCCCAGTCCGGGCTGATGGTGTCCGGCAGCGCCGGCAGATTGCCCAGCCCGATGTCGAGCCGGTACGAGGTCATGAGCTTCAGGCGGATATGCAGCCCGGCCGCCTGGGGTGGATAAGGGAAGATGATCTGCCCGAGCGCGTCGTCGATCTGCACACCGAGCGCGTCGTGGTAAACGCCCGCGTCGTGGGTGTCCTCGACTTCCACGCCGATGACTCGCACCACGTTGGTGGAGGCGCCCGGGATGGTGTAGGCGTACTGGTTGGCCACCGTCAGCAGGCTGGTGTCCAGGGTCACGGTGTCGCCGTACTCGGTCACGACCTGGGCCAGCTTCTGACACAGGATGGCGAACGGGTAGGAGTTGCCCAGCACCGTGTACGCGCCGCCGACCGTTGGAGCCAGGGGCAGCGCGTTGGCCAGAACGAAGGTGCCCGAGCCGGACGACGCGATGATAGAGACGGCCTCCCAGTTGGTGACGCCGTTTTTCTTCTGAAAGTAGGTTCCACCTTTGAAGGTGTCACCCGTCATCGTGCGGTAGCCCCAATAGGAGTCCGTCACGTGGGTGGTATCGGCCGCGGCCGTCACGATCCCGTCCCGGCCTTCGAGCAGCCGGGCAGCAGCCACGAGCACATCGAATGCCGGATGGGTCATGGGTCAGTCCTCGGTGGGCTCGGCGCCCTTCTTGCTCTTCTTGGTGCGCAAGTTTCCGTTCTCGTCGCGCAGGTGCGACATGTCCGGAACCGTGAACACATTTCCGCCGAGCGCCTCGACGTGGTACTCGGGGCTGTGCTGCTGGATGCGCTCGAGGGTTTCGGCCGCGGTGCGGTCCGGGTCGGCCAGGTTGCGGAAGACTCGCGGGTCGCTGTCGATCACGCCGCGCCCCTTCGAGATCTCGAGGCCTTCGGTCTGCCCGGTGTAGTCGGCGTTCGGTGCGGTCACGATGTACTTCTTGCCTTCTTCGTACGGAATCGGATCTGGCATGGTGTCCTCGGTTGGAACGGTGACAGGCCGGCGGCGCCCCCTACCTCGCCGCCGGCCTGCTCACTCAGGGGTTAGACGGTGTCGTCGCGCTGCGGGCCGCTGACGATGCCGCCGTAGCAGCCAGCGAAGCTCGGCGTGGTCCCGCTCACCACGTAGTTGAGGCGCAGGTAGCGCTCCTCGTGCTGTACGTTGATGGTGTCACGCTGGCCCGTGGCGTTGTAGACGCCGGTCCCAATCGCGAAGGCGCCGATGTCGCGGACGCCCGACGCGAAGGTGGCGGAGTCCGAGGCCTGGACCTTCACGGTCAGGGTCGGGGTGGTGCCCGTCACCGCGCCGGTCACGACGAACTCGACGAACTCGCCGCCCGAGGCCGAGGGGCCCAGGTCAAGAATCGAGCTGTTGCCGTTCGCCGTGATGGTCGCGTTGTTGGCGAAGAGTGCATTGGTGTCCCACATGGTCGTTACTCCTTAGAGGTCGGCATTAGTACGCGCCGGCCTTGAAGCCCTTCAGGCGCCCGATGCTCGAGTGCCGAGACTGGTTGTAGAGGCCGAGCGCCCAGTCCACCACGCGCTCCTGGCTCAGGCCATTGAGGCCGCCGGCGTTCGGGTCGAACGGCTCCGGCCCGGTGCCCTGCAGTTGCAGCAGGTTGAGCCCTTCCTCACCCTTGCGCACAAAGTACATGTGCGAACCGGCCGTGTCCGAGCCCAGGTTGTTGGCGATGATCTCGGTGGACATGTCGGACTTGTAGCCGATGTCCACGATCGGAGCGCCCCACAGGGTGTCGAACTCGCGGTCAAACTGGTCCTTGGTAGTGGCCAGCAGCCGCTCCGTGCCCAGGTATAGGAGCACGTCATTGATGAGGTTTTTGGTCTGCTCGTTGCACACGATCAGATCGACGCCGCCCAGACGATCCTTGAGGCCGCGCATCCAGCCCCAGAACTTGAGGGCGTTGGCCTTCGAGGCCAGCGGGTCGAAGGAACCGGCGTTGTACAGGTCCATGTCATAGCGCGACAGGCCGTTGCCAATGCGCTTCGAAAGACCTTCCATGCCGTCCGGGGTCACCCCGTGGTCGCCATTGATGAAGTCGTTCGAGGTGCCGTAGACCATCGACTCGCGCAGGCCCTGCACCTGGAACTCGAGCTCGCCGGGCTGCCCGTTCTTGGGCTGCACCAGGGCGGCGATGCGATCGACCGAGATCAGGCCGCCGTAGACGAACACGGTTTCCCGGATCTCTTCGCGTCGGCCGCTCGAGGCGGTGTACGTGCCGCCGAGCTTGCGGGTGCCCGTGCTCGGAACCGTGAGCGAGCGGGAGCCCGTGATGTTGAGGCCATCGATCGACACAATAGGCAGCATCGACAGGATGTTGCCCTTGTGGCGCGCGAGGTCCCAGATGAATTTCTTGGCGAAGTTGTCCTTCGCCATCTTGTACAGATCGACGAGTGTCGTTGCCATGTCTCAATACTCCGCGGTCAGCCTCCGAAGAAAGCGCGCTGGGCGTCCTCCGTGGTCGGCCGCTCCACTGTTTTCTTTCCACCGGTCCCGCCGCGCGGGAACACGGCAGCCGCAGCCGCCGGAGCCGGGGGTGCCTTCTGGGTCTGGGCTCGCCGGGCTTGGGCCAACTGGCCGGCCTCGAGCACCGCCTGCATGTACGCCGCCGGGTTGGGGTAGGCGTAGGGGTTGGCTACTTTCGCCAACTCCGGGTCGCCCTGCCTCAGTCCGGCCTGATACAGCACAGGCCCCCATTGGGCTTGCACGTCACCCGCCTGCGGATCCTGGGCCGCCTGCTGCTGCTCGACGCCCTCGTCGGGGGCATCCTGCGTCAGCAGTCCGCGCCGCTTGGCTTCCTCGATGAAAGCCGCCTGGTTGGCCTCTGGGACTCCGTACTTGGCAGCGAGCGCCTTTGCCTGGTCGTCGGGCGTGCCGGCGATCTGGCGGCGGGCTGCCGCCACCGCTTTGTCGATTCGACTCTGGACCACCCGCTCGGGAACGTAGCCGTTGGCCTGCAGATAGCTGGCCAGCCCGGCCTCGGTCATGTACGCGGGCGCCTGCTCCGGTGTCCCTGCCGGTTGAGTCTCGGAGGTGACGGCCTCCGAAACGTCGGGCCCTGCCGCCTGTGCTTCAGGGCTGGAAGGAACGGGCTCAGTCGGTCCAATGTTCATCGTCGACTCCTGTTGCTCCGATCGAAGCAACACAAAAAGCCGGGGCGCTGTGGGTTGATCCACAGCGCCCCGGCTTTTGCTCTGACGGGCGATTGCCCGCGGTTGTCCGCGGGCCGACTCCGTATTCGGTTAGCGCTATTCTATCCCGGTTTGCGCGGGATGCAAACGCTCAGGCGTATGTCTCTTCGACGATCCCGAAAACGCGATCCGCACCCTCGGCCGCCGAGCTCACGACCTTGACGCGCCGCACCGCCTTGAAGATGCGCGGATCCACCGGCACGATCTCGTCGGCCGCCACAGTCACCGAGTAGCGCCCGCCCCCGCCGATGTTCTGCACGTACTTGTAGTTCGTGCCGTCCGGCGCCCACTGAAAGGTGAGCGTGGTCCCGGTCATTGCCGCCGGGAACTGCACCGCAGCGAGCCCGTTGCAGATCTCGAGCTCCACCGCCGCGCTGACCGTCTGCCCGCTCGTAATCGTTGCCGTCTTCATTGTCTGCTCCCCCGCCATATCTGGCGACTTCCCCCGCCATGTTGACATATGCGGGGACTATTGTACAATCTTTGCACAAACACAACCCGCCCCTGGCTGCCTAGAGACTGCCGGCCTCGAGCCGGCAACGGTTGCACCCTGGCCCGGTCTGTGGGAATGTCACCCACGCGCAACCCTGACGCCGGCATGCCGTTGGCGGTTTGTGTCTTCTACACCCTCAGCCTCAGCGCACATCCGGCCATCCCCCACCAGATGCGCCACGTCCACGACCCGGCCTCCACTGCTCGCGCATACTGCAGCGCCGCCCAGGAATAGATCATGCGTAATTCACCCCGCCGAACTTGGAGGCGTTGTCGTTCGTGCCGCCGCCGTACCCGGCCCACTGTGTCAGCGCGTTGGATTTCGTCGTGATGCCGGTCACGGCGTTGATGGTGCCATAAGGCCCGGCGACGTTGGACGAGATATTGACGCTCTGCGAGTTGAACACCGTAGTACCGCCCGTGTCGTCGAGGGCGATCCCGTTTGGCGCGAAGTCGTAGAGCCGCGCCTGCTCGCTCAGATGAATGGTGTTGCCCGTGAACGTGCAACCCTGTGACCGGTTGCCCGTGTCGCCGCGTGCATAGCGCACCGCAAACGCGCCCGCCTGGTCGGCGTGAATGGTGTTGCCCGTTACCGAGCAGGTGTTGCTGGCCTTGAAGTACACGCCCGCGCTGGTGCCGGCGTAGATCGTGCAGCCGCTGACGCTGTGCCCGGTGGACTCTTTGAGTACAACGCCATAATCGCCGCCGATCAGGATGGAGTTTGTCAGCCGCCCGGAGGCAACGCCGTTACCGAACAGGAAGGCGTGCCCCGTGCCACTGCGCGCGACGATATCCGAGACGGTGGCCGTGGTCGCGTTTCCGCCCGTGTCCGAGTCGGCGCCGAACCGGATGGCGTGCACGGCGTCGCTATGGAACACGCCGCCCCTCACCACATAGTCGCCGCCGTTCAGATACAGGCAGTTGTGCACCATGTGCGCCCGGCAGTTCTCGAAGGTCACGGCAATGGTGTTCCCCGCCGTCCAGCCCGCGAGCGACGCGCCGTAGGCGTTATTCGTGCCGTTCTGGGTGAACGCGCACCCGCTCACCACGCCACCCGACAGAGCCGTGGCGCCGCTGGTCTGGATGCCAATGCCCGAGCGCGTGCCGCCCGCATCGCTCACCACCTGGAAGTTGCAGGTATAAAACTCGATATTGGACGAGTTGGCCCAGCGCACGGCGTAGGCGTTGGTGCCCACGCGCATGGTGAAGGTCAGATTACGGAAGCGGATATTGCTCGCGCCCGATCCGATCAAGGTGTTGTTGGTCGCATCGGACGCGCCCATAATCACGACATCGCCGGCGAACCCCGTCAGACTGCGCACGTAGGTTCTGCTGGCAAATTGCCGCGTCACGTTCAGGTACCCGCCGCCGCTGGTTTCCTGGTAGACGCCAGCCCCCACGCCGATGACCGAGCCAGCCGGGACCGTGGTCAAGGCCTTGTGGATTGTGAGCCAGGGATTGCCAACCGAGCCGTCGCCCGTTCCGTCGTTCCCGGCCTTGGTCACATAGTGGGTAACGGCCAGCGCCAGGTCGCTGTCATCGCCGCCGAATAGAATCACCGTCATGGTTTCGCTCCTTCTGCGCTGGTGTCCAGCACTCCCCCCGCGGCGAGCACGCCGGCGAGGTACTGATACAGAGTCTGATCCGGCTTTCCGTATTTCTCATACGCTGCCAGCACCGTATCCTTCGCCGGATACTTCAGGTTGCGCCCGGTGAAGACGTAGGCCTCGACGATGGTCTGCAGCTCAGGCGAGCCCACAATGGGCGCCTTGCTTGGCCTGGCCTCGGGCGTGTCCTGGTTCTGCTGCTGCTCGGTCGCCTGGGCCGGCTGCGTCTCTTTGATCCACGCCGCCGACTCGGGGTGCTGGTCCATCCAGCCGCGCCTCCAGGTCCAGTACTGATCCAGGTCTGGGTGCTGCTGCATGTAGACATCGCGCACCCGCGGAGCGTTCGACTCCATGTAGACCGCGGCCTCGGGGTGCTCGGCCTTGTACTGGTCGCTCCAGTTGAAATACTGCTCGAGCTCGGGATGCGCCGCCCGGAAGGCCGCCCGCGCCCCGTCCTCGGGATGCGCCGCCTTATATTGATCCTTCCAGTCGAAGTACTGGCGTATCTCTGGGTTGGCGTTGAGGTACGCTTTCCGCTCGCCGCTCCCCTTGGGCAGCGCGTAGTACTGGTCCAGCTTGGCGCCGATGCCCGGGAACGCGGCTTCCCGCGCCGCCGGCTCGCTGTTCTTGGGCAGGCTGCCATACGCGCCGAGCAGGTCGCCGATGCCCGGGTACAGGTTGTCCCGCTGGTTGTAGAACTCGGCCACCGTGTCGGGCGCCGGGCCCATGCCCACGCGGTCGTATTTGCCCAGGGCGTAGTAGCCATCAGACAACTCGCCCACCCGCTGCATGTTATAGGCTGCGTTGCGTTCGTCGTAGAACTGCTGCACCTGCCAGGCCACACCCTCGGGCGCCCAGGAAAGATCGAGCGCCGGGCCGTTCACGTTGTCCGGCACGTAGCGGCCGAGCGATCGAGCCCACGCCGCCAGGGTGTCGGCCGGGATGTCGTCCCAGCTGTTGGCCGTCATCGCATCGATGAAGTCCTGGCCGAGCATTTGCTGGGCCTGCCGCCGGTACAGGGTCGGCATGTTGCCGTAGGCCGCCCAGATTTGATCCTTGAGGAACTGGGTCATCCGGTTCTGCGGATCTTTCGAGAGCGCCAGCCGGGCCTCGACCTCCGGGAACCGGTCCAGGAATTTGCCGATGGCCTCGGTGTCGCCGTTGTCCTGGGCTGCCCGCGCCGCCCGGTACAGGAGCTGCAGCTGCCGGCCGGTCGCCTCGCCCTCGGGGAAGACTTGCGCCCCGCCAAACAGCCGCCCGAAGATCTGCACCGTCGCATCGGCGCCGCCGCTCTGTGCCTCGCGCGCCTGGGCCATCTCGAAGGCCGAGCCCTTGCGCTCGATCATGGCCGCCTGCGCCTGCTCGGCCGTGATGATGCCCTCCACGGCCATGTTGGCCAGCTCACGATCAACCCGGTAGTCGCCCCACTCGTCGAAGGTCGGCATGTTCAACTGCCGCCGGATGCCGGCTTCGATGTTGACGCCTGCCCCGCCGTTGATGCCGAGCGCCGCCGTGAGGTTGCGCAGGTCGCGCGTGATCGGCAGCGGGCCCTGCCGCTCGGGCGTGCCGCGTAGAGTCTGGTACGCCATGTTCACCAGCAGCGCCGGCGGGAACATCTGGGCCGCGAAGTCCACCATGTCGTAGCGCAGGCTCGGGTCATCGGTCAGCACAAGGCGCTTGGCTTCGCTGTAGCCCTTCGGCTCGCCGAGGCCGGTAGCCGTCTGCAGCCCGGCGGTCACGTCGTCCTTGGCGTCGGCGCTTCGGATGTAGGCCAGGGCCTCGGTGTAGTCGCCCTGCGTGATCTGCCCGGCCTGGGCCATCTCGCCCAGCCGCTGCTCGATCTTGTCATTGAGCCGACTCTGCCGCTGGGCCACTTCTTCCCATGGCGCGCTGAACGTCTCGAGGGGCAGGCCGAGCTTCAGAGGATCGACCCACACGCCGCCGCCCATCCAGTCCGGCATCCAGGGAATGGGGATCTTGACCCGCCCGGCGAGCCGCGAGGGCTGGCCCTGCTTGGTCACGGCCGTGGCCAGGAAGCGCTTGGCCCGGTAATACGAGGCGAGCAGGCCCGGACGCTGCAGGGCATCCACCGCCCAGGCGATCATCGAATGAGTCGCCCAGAACTGATAGGGCGAGACGATGCCCATCAGGTTGTCGAACATGTAACGCCGGTTGTAATTCAGGAGCGCCGCGTCTCTGCGAGCCTCTCCCATGCGAGTCGCCAACAACTTGGCCTCGGCCTGCTTGTCCGTGGCCGTGCGCAGATAGGCGCGCAGCTGATCCTGCAGCGCCTGGTCCGCCTCACCTGCCCCGCGCAGCGTGCCGCCCTGCACGTGCTCGACCGCCGACTCCTGCATGGATTGCAGCAGCGGCCGGGCCTGCTCGAACATCTCGGACTGAGCCGAGCCGATCGGCATAGGCATACCGCCGTCCTGGGCCAGCATGCCCGGGGGCAGCATCGCCTCGGCCTCGAGCCCATCCAGCGGAACCTCGTAGGTCTTGCCGGTCAGGGTGTCCAGCACCTCGGCCACGCCCATCGGGTCCACCATCGTCAGCCGGAAGGCGTGCGCCTGCTTCGAGCCGGCCGCCATATCCTCGCGCGCCGCCAGGGTATACAGGTTGCGCACCAGCGTGCTGGACTGCTCAGGCGTCAGCGCCGAGGCATCGGCCAGGATGCGCGGCACGGTCGGGCTTGCGCCAGACGCCGCCCACTGATCAGCCGCCGCCTGGATCTCGGCGTCGGTCTTGCCCAGCCAGCGCAGCACCTCGGGCTCAGGGGGCCGGCCCGTGTTCGGGTCAGTCGTGGCCAGCCGATTCAGGATCTCCTCTTTGAGAAGAGCGACGATTTCGGCCGCTCCGCTATCCACGTCGGCGCCGTTGCCATTGATGATTCGCTCCAGCGCCCGCACCACCACGTCATACTCACGGCCCAGGAACTGCCGGAAGCCGGCCTCTCCGTTCTTCAGGTCGCCCAACATCTGCTTGGCCTCGTCGGCCATGGCCCGGCTCAGGGGCTCGGGCAGCTCGGCCCGGGATACCTGGGTGATCTGCTTGCGCGGCAGCTGCAGCACGGGCTGGCTCAACTGCTCGGAGCGCACACCGCGGATACGCTTGGCCTCGGCCTCGAGCGCGTCCCGACCCGGCACGAACTCGAGCGCCGCCTGGCGCGCCTGCTTCTCGGCCTCGGCCCACTGCAGGCGGTAGCGGGTCATGCGCTCATCGAAGCGCCGCCACTCCGCATTGCGCGCCGGGGCATCGGTCAATTGCCGCGTCGTCTCGAACTGCTGGCGCACCGCTTCCTGGTACTGGGCTTCGTGTGCCCGCACCAGGTCGCGCCACTCGCGCACCGGGTTACCGCTGCCGGGGAAGCGAGCTTCGTAGGCCGCCGCAATGTACTCATCCATCAGCCCCTGACGCTCGGCCACGTGGCCGGTCAGGTTGTTGTAGGCCTCGTCAATCTGCCGGTTGATTTCCGCCCACGCCGCCGCCGTCTTGCGCTCGGCCGGCAGGCTGAAGAACTCCCGATACAGGGCCTGCTTCTCGCCGTGAAAGTCCTTGGTGAGCATCGCCACCGAGCGCTGCAGAGTCGTGAACTCGTCGGGCAGCGGTTCGCCCGTGCGCCGGAAGGCCTCGGCGATACCGTCGATATTGGCCTGCTGCAGCGGGAACAGCCCGCGGTCATAGAGCTGGGTCCCGGCATCCTCGAGCCGCTGGCGGAAGGTGTCAGGGTCAATCACGCCCTTGTTGTATTCGTCCCAGATCGACTCGCGTAGCCGGGCGTGCGCGTTGTAGGCGTCGATCTGCCGGCCGCGGTTCTGGTCCATCAGCATCAGCACCGCGCCGCCGTCCATGATGCCGGTGTCGGCGCCGCCGAACTGGGCCGCCGCCTCGTATTCCACCTTGGTCTGGGCCGCGATCAGCTCGGCAATGTGCCCCTCGGCCTCGACTCGGATGTCATTGAAGACGCGCCGCACATCGGCCGGGCTCGGGTTCTCGGGCAGCGCCGCCAGCCGGTCATCGATGACGGAGCGCAGCCCGGTGGAGTCGAGCAGGTCGCGCGCCACGTCGCCGGCCAGGCCGGCCCGCTTCGCCGCGTCGTCGAGGACTGCGCCGCTGCTCACACGCTGCACCGGATCGAACACGGCCCGCGTGATCTCGGCCGGGTTGGCGCCGTTCTCGATGGCCGCGTGCACGATCTCGGGCAGCCGCGGATCCACTGCCCGCAGCGCCGTCTCGAGCTCCTGGCCCATCGTCGGGAACGCCACGCCCCGCCGCCAGAGTCGGTTATAGACATCGAGGATGGCCGTCTGCAGGGCGCGCTGGCTGTATACCTTCTCAATGTTTCCGGCAAACGCCGTGACCGGCATCATCTGCCCGACCCGTGATACGCCCCGCTGGGCCCGGTCCAGCACGTCTGCCGGGGGCTTCGATGCCTCGCGCACAGCCGAGTCGGCCTGGCTTGCCATGATGTCGCCAATGGACGCGTTAGCCCTCTGAGCTTCGCCAATCAAATCGGCGGTAAGGCCAGTGTCCCCGCCCCTGATTGGCGAGCCCAGGCCGCGCCGCCCCATCTCGGCCTCGAGACTCTTGAGTGAGCGGAAGCCGAAGATGCCGCGGGCCCACATCGTCACCTCATTATTGAGGACGTTATTGATGCCGTATCCCGGGTTCAACCCGAGCAACACCGCCGACTGCACGCCCTTGTTGAGGTTTGCGATTCGTTCCAGAAAGCTGGGAGACTTCACGCCAAAGGCAGACACGGACCACTGCCCGGCCTGCGCAGCCAGCTGGCCCATGAGCGCCGCCCGGTACTCAGCCGGCGTCCTCGGCACGGTGCCCTCCCTGAACATCTTCAGCACCTCGGCCAATTGCTTGGGCTTCAGATCCTGCGGCAACTCGCCGCCGGCCCGAGTGAAGCGGCCGAGCAACTCGTCGATTCCGTCCGCGCCCTGACGCACCACGTCATCGGCAGACAGCCCGAGCCGCTTGGCAATCGTCTCGACCAGCGCCGCCTCGTTGCGGTTGTTGCGGTACGCCGTGAGCAGGTCGCCGGACACGTCGCCGCCATGGTTCAGCATGCGCTGCACGATTTCGCCCTGCATCGAGCGAGCCGCGCGCGTCAGGGCGTCCGCCCCTTCGGGTGCGTCACCCATCGCCTGGCGGAAACGCTGCACCAACTCATTAGCCGCCGCCGGGAAGTTCTCATCCAGCGGAAGATTGTTGACGATATGCGATTGCAGAACATCGGCCGCGGCCGTGATCTGATCGTAGGCCATGGCCTGCGGTGTTTTGCGGAACAGGTCCCAGCCCTTGGGTGGCTGGTATGTCCCCTCGAGCATCGCCACCGCGTCCTTGCCGAGCAGGAGCCGCTGAAAGGTGTTCAGACTCTTGAGGCCCTGATAGCCTTCACGGAATGGCTCGAGCATCTTGAGGTTGGTATAGGCCTCTTTGATGTCCACCAATCCGCCGCCGCCCCACAGGATGCCGCGCAATCCTTCGGGTTTGGCCGCCTCAGCCGCCTGCAGCACCGTAGCCCCGCGGCCCGCGTAGCTCACCACCCGCCCGGCGTCGTCGAGTACAGCAGTTGCGCCCGCCGCCCGTGCGCCAGCAGCCACGGCCCGGTTGGTGAGATACCCGTACATCAGGTTCGACGGGTCCGTAACGGTCTGCCCCACCAGGTCGCGCAGCATACCGAACGCGCCATAGCGCGCCGTCATTTCAGCAATCACCGCTTCGGAATCTTCGCCGCCGGCAATGCGCTTGCGGGCCTCGGCCAGCGCCGCCACGCCACCGGTAGCGTCCGGCAGGTCGGTGTCCACAAATGTCTTACCGTTGTCCCTCAGCCCTGCCGTTGGGTCCGAGTCCCAGTACAACTTGCCAGCCTCCCACGCCGCCGAGATGTTGGCGAACGTGTCGGCTGGATCCTTCAGCGCCTGGGAGCCAACGCCCAAGCCCTGCTCAGTCCACTGAGCGGGAGTGTTCAGGATGCCGAGCACGCCAAACAGTCCCTGGTCAAATTGTTTCTTTGCGTCCTGCAGTCCGAGCGCCGCCGCCACGAACTCAGAGCCCTGATAGGTCATACCCTGCGAGCCATAGTCGCCGAGTATCGCACCCAGGGCAGTGCCTCCAATGAAGCCAGCCAGCCCGCCGAGCGGCCCGCCCGCCAGCGTGCCCACAATGGTTCCGCCAATGGCGCCGCCGAACGCACCCGACGAGGCCCCGCCCGCAATGTACTGAGACAGCCAGCCGCGCCAGGTCGAGGTGTCCCCCGCCGGCAGGCCGAACTGCTGCACGTACTGGTCCTGCTGCACCTTCTCGAGTGTGCGCTGGCGGTAGCGCTCGAGGTACGGCGAGCCCTGCACCATGGGGGTAATCCCCCACGCCGACGCATCGCCCGCCAGCGGAGCCGCCGCCAGAGTCGCCCGGTCGATCGTCTGCCCGGCCTCGATCACTACAGCCTTGCCGTCCGTGCGTCGAACAACTGTTCGGGCCGTGGCCACCGTGCCGTACTCGTACCAGCCGGGGTTGCGCGTGATGCCCTGGTACTGCGACTGCGTGCCGCCCTGGTTGTAGTAGCTCGCCTGTTCTGCCGCCGTCATCTCGCGCGGGCTGATGGTCTGCGCGCCCGAGGTATCGACCTGGGGATCCGGCAGCACGCGGGCCGGGTTGTTGGCCAGCGCCGAGTCGGTCTGTCCCCCATCGAGCCGCACCCCAAAGGAAGGCGGAGGAGCGCCGTTCGTTTGCGACTGCCCCCCCATAGCCTGCGCATTTGCCCCCCCATAGGAAGCGCCTTGATTTCCAGCGTTTTGCGCTGCCCCCCCATGGGGGGGCATTGGCCCGGAGTAGCTCGCTGGGGGGGCAGATTGCGTTGCCCGTCCCCCATTGCTGCCGGCCTTGTGCACGACCCTGGGCCCCCGCACGTATGGGGGGGCAACCTGGGGGGAATAGGCGCGCGACTGCGGAGCCGCCTGGGGGGACGCCGGCGCTACATTGGGGGACGACGTGCGAGTCGTGGGGGCCTTGCGCACCACCCGCGGAGTGACCGGCGCCGCATTGACCGGGGTCGCCGGGGCGTGCGTCGTCGGCGTGGCCGGCTGTGCCCCCCCATTGGGCGGGGGTGTGCCGGGCTTCGCCTTGCGTCTGACCGTGTTCGTGTTCTTGGTCGCTGCCATTAGAACCGCCAGTTCATCATGCCCGGGAACCAGTCTTCGACCTGCTGCTGATAGTCGTACCAGGGGCGAGAGTAACCGCCGCCCCTGCCCCACTGTTCCCACGGGTCCCACTGCCCATTGCCGTTGGCGTCCCCCGTTGGCCAGTAGTCCGTCATGCCTGCGTTCGGATCAACATAAGAGTCAGGGGCCGTGATGGCCGTGTCGTTCACGCCGACGACCTCGACGCCCGGGACTCCGTTCACGATGTTGCCG